CCCCAACTCGGTTACATTCAGCGCCATGACCGAACGGCTATAGCCGTTTTGTGCTTCATAAAGCAGGACATCGCGCAGGTTCTTGGGTTCTACGTGTACAGGCATGTTCGCCTCCCGTTACTGGTTAAGATTCCACTGCGTTTTTTGCCGCAGCCTGGCACATTTCCAGGAGGTAGTTGCGGCTCTGGCCGTTTGCCTCCGGGTCAGTGGTATGGTTTTGCAGTTCTTCACCTTCATCCGCCATCTTAGCGAACAGCTGCTCCTGGGCTTGCTCCAGAGACAGGTCCGACAGCATCAGCTCACCAGCCATATCTGGGCGGCCAACGGTGGCACAAGCATCAAAGATGCCTTTCAGACGGGCTTCGGTGTTTTTCTGGTAGTCTTGAACCGCTTCGGTGACTGCTTGCTTGGTTGCGTTTGCAGCATCCGCTGCCAACGCTTGGGTGGCTTCGGCCTTTGCGCTTTTCACCGCTTCGTCCATTTGGGCTTGGGTGTAGCTGGCCTGGGTGCCTTGGTCTTTGTCTTTGCCTTTTCCAAAGAACATATCCGACTCCTGCTCATTCAGTAGGTAGTTATAAAACTCATCCTGGGACATCACGCCATCAGCCAGACCATTGTCCACGGCCACTCGGCCTGTGAAGCATCCAGCCTTCAACGCCTTGACCTGCTCGGCGGTCATGCCCCGGGCTTCGGCCACCAGGTTGTGAAATTCACTCCCCAGCTGAACAATCAACGCCTGCAGTCGCTGGCGCTCATCGTCACTGAGGACCTTGTGCGGAGAGAAATCCGCTTTGTAATCACCGGAGACAAACAGCTCAATACTGAGTCCCATCTTCCGGTTGTACTCGGTTTGGTCCAGACGGCCACAAATTACACCGATACTGCCCGCACCGGCTGAACTGGTCAGGTATACCTGATCACAACAACAAGCCAAGGCATAAGCAGCGGAATAACAGGACTCATTCACGAACGCGATCACCGGCTTTTTACCCCGGGTGCTGAGAATATGACGAGCCAAATCAAAACAGCCCGCCGCTTCACCACCGCCAGAGTCAAACTCCATGACGATCAATTTCACTTCCGGGTCATTGAGTGCGGTGTCATAGTCATGACGAATCAGCTCGTAGCTGGTAATCGGCATGCAATCCGCATCAATCTTCCCGGCTCGGTGCGCCAGGCCACCAATCACTGGAACGATGGCCCAGCCTTCCTTGGTGACTTGGTACGCCTTGCGCTTTTGGTACTGGCCCGTGTTTGCTAGGGCCTGCACTTCTGAGGCTTCAATGTGGAAGCGGTCGTGCAGCGCCATCGCAATGGCCGACAAATCACTGGCCCGCATCATCATCGGTGCGTTAAACACCCGCTGGGCCAGCAATGGCAACAGATTTTTACTCATTGTTCAGTGCTGCCTCCATAACAGACTTTTGCTCTGCCCCGCTGCCGTTGACATAACGAGGGTCAGAGTCAAGACGCAGGTCATATTCGTCGATAAGCTGATTCGCATCAGAAATCATGTCGAACAGTTCTTCCATGTCATAACCGCGCTCTGCCTGCTTATCCGAAATCGGCGCAAAGCCAGCCCGCACATCACCCAGGTCTGCCAGGTGTTTCTTGAGCGGGTCCACTTCTTCCCAGCGAGGAGTGCGCCAGCTGACTCGGTTGTAATAGCGGCGGCGTTGCAAGTAGTCAGGAATGACCACCGCTCCGCTGGCTACGGCAAAATCCATAAACCAACGCCCTACAGGCCGACAGAACTGGTGAATGATCATGTGGTGCTGAACCTGCTGGCAGAGACGACGGAACTCAAGGAGCCCAGCGCGAATACTGGAGTAGTTCACACCTCGTAAATCGCCGGTCAGCATCTCGTAAGTGATGCCATAGCCCTTAGCAATGCTAAGCAGCTGGTACCGGAGCCACGGTTCATAGGTTGTCCCCACATCAGCAGGGTTTGAGAACTTCACTTCCTGCCCTGGTTGCAGGTATTGCAACGTACCGGGGTTGAGGCCGGTGATTCGCTTTCCGCCTTTGCTTCGCTTCGGCTGACCAATTGTTGGCCCTCCGGTACTGTCTGCCGTTGCCTCTTGAATAAAGGCGGCAAACAACGCAGCGGTTTTCTTACGGACCAGCTCAGCGTCTTCGTACTGGTCCAGCTCATTCAATCGCAGCAAGCAGCTGGAAACCCATGGCGCACCATGCGTCTGACCGGGACGGTCAACACGGTAAACATGAAGAACGTGCTCGGCCTTAATCCATACCGTATCGACAGGATCACCAATCAAACTGGATTCAGCCGGGTGGTTACGATAAAAGCAATACGCCTTACGTTTGCCGCCCTTGCTGAAACGAATACCCCCTTTGACATAACCACCACTTGGCAGCGCTTCATCAGGAATGTCACTGGCCAGCATATCCGGCTCAATAATCTGTAGCTGCAGAGGAACCGAAAGCCCCTCGCTCAATGGGCGAGGCTTTTTGATTACAAACGCTTCGCCTGAGTTGATAACGGTGCGAACGACCAGGGCTTGCAAGCCGTAAAAAGACTGAACCTCATCGAAATCCGCTTCGTTTACCCAATCGCCCCAAAGCTCCTGCAACTCCTGGCGAAGCTCTTGCTCTTTCACTCGCCATCGCGGTGTCAGGCCATTACCAACGGCTGCGGCCACCCAAGTGGCCACGGCATTGGTTGCCCATGGATTGTTTCGCACATTATGGTGCGAACGGGCCCGCAACGTCTGAATACCGGAAGCAACAGCCGTGTCCGGGCCATAGTCTCCGATATCCTGCCAACGGTGACCGCCACTGGCCCCTTCATAGGCAGAGGCTCCCACCGGCACGAGCAGGCCAGAGGCCAACGGTTGATAGCCAGAGGGAGTCATATTCATCAGTACAGCCCCTTGCTACTCGCTACCACGCTCACGCTTTCCACGCCTTGCGCAGCGGCTATTTCTGCTTCCATTTCCCGGCGTAGCTTCCGAAGTTGAGGAAGATCTACCGGGGCGTATTCATTGGTCTGGTTCGACCCATTAATGCCGGAGAAACTCACCCGGACAAGTCGCTTGCCGATGGCCAGCTCTTTGATGGCTCGTTTAACCTCGGCCAGGTCTTCTGGTGTCCAGAGGGATTCACTCATTGCGCACCTATCCATTCATCCAGTCGCTTTGCACCACATCGTCTTCGTCTTCCCACTCATCCTCGTCATCTTCCCATTCCGCCGTGACCACTTCGCTCAGGTCAGGGTTTAAGATCCAAAGCAAGGCGTAGGCGTAGACCAAAAGGTCCCATGCCTCATTTCGTGCTTTGGTCGGGTTCTTGAAGACTCGGTAAGGGATGCCGTTTTTATACTCGGTCACCACTGTTTCCGCCGTCAGCTGCTCGAAGTAATCCACCTCGAACTCATTGCTTTTCGGCCAGTGAATGAAGAAACGGCCCGGGTACTTGAAGCGCAGGCGCTTGGCTATCCGGTTCTTGATGTTGTTTACACCCAACGTATACAGCGGTATGCGGTACACGTTGCTGCGGCTCGGTGGCTTAATCGCCGGGGCCGCATAGTCGTTACCACCACGGATGGCTACGCAGCGGTCAGAGTGCTGAGCGCAGTAAGCCAACATGGTGTCGTAATAGTGGCCCTGCACGTCAATGGCGCAGGCCGTAATACCCATGCTAAAACCGCAAGCATGGGTGTATGTTCTATCCAGAGCCCGGGTCAGCTGAGCCAAGGTTTCAGGGTTATCTGGCTGACCCATAAACACCTTGCGGTTGAGCAACCAGACCTCTTCACCTTCACCGATGCCGATGGTGGTCATTTCCAGACGGTTGTCCTGGGTATCGACGGTGGCAAGAATGATACGAACCGCTTCTGGCACCTTGCCGTCATGGTCATCACCATACGGTTCGCGCCGGTCATACAGCGGTTTCCAATCAACCTCGGTCTCTGTCTCCTTGTAGGTCTCCCCGCGAATGGTGTTGACGTACACCACCTTCTCGTCCGGGTCGTCCTTTACTTCCTCCCAATACTTCGCCAGCTTTGACCACTTGGCATTTGGCAGGTCGGAGTAAGCAGCCCAAATATGAAAGCCTGCATGGCCTGAGATTTTCACCTCGCCGCAATGCTTACAAATTGGCCTGCCTTTTTTGTCCCAGGCTTCGGGCTCTTGTTCATGCCCACAGCAAGTAAACGGCTTAATCGACCGGAACTCACCAGCGGCCACCATCTCTTTCTTGCTACCTTCTTCGATGTCCTTCTTGCAGGATGGACAAACAAAGTGTGCCAGCTCCGGCTGACCTTCTGGCCATCGGAAGTTTGACCACTGCAGAATATGCTTGTGGCCACAATGCGGACAAGGCACATGAAAGTAGCGCTGGTCTGAGCGGATGAACTCTTTTTCAATTCGACACACCCCGGCAATCGTCGGGGTGGAACCGGCTATAATCTTTCGGTTGAAAGCAGAGAAGGTACGACCTTCACCCTGGCGAACGGGATCACCGTCCTTACCAGTATTTGCCGGGTAGGCACTCATCTCATCAAAGATAACGATGCGCACCGTCAGACGGCGAAAGCCGGTAGGCGAGTTTGCACCAACCAGGGTCAGGCTGCCGCCTGGATAAACTTTTTTCAGCAGGGTGTCATCGTCTCGCTGGACTTTACCCTGCAAGCAAGGAACATCGCGCAGCATTGGCGCGATTTCATCTTTAGAAAAACCCTCGGCATCGTCTATGGTCGGTTGAACAACCAGCATGGAGCAGGGGTCTGCTTCCATGTAGTAGCCGATAGCAAGGTCAACAATTTTGGTGTAGCCCACACGCATGGACTTCATCACCGTGACCCGTTCTTCTTCTGGGTCACACATGGCATCAGCTATGCCAATCTGAAACGGCTTCGTCTTCCATTTACCGCCGCCATGCTCCTCCGGGAGGACATAGTTTTTATCACCCCACTGACTGATCGTCAGGTTCGGCGGCGGCGTCCAGGTCGAACGTACACTCGTCCAGATACGCTCTAAGGCTGGAAGGAATAGGCTCATCGGATAGGTCTGCTAGGGCTTCGTACAGCAAGCTCCGGAGTACCTGCCTATCCTTGACGCTCAAGCCGGGTAGCTCGGTCGTGGCCTTGCCTTCAATGGCGAGCACCTTAGAACGGGCAGCTGCGACCAGGCTGCTATAAATGTGAATGCAAACATCAGTAGGAATCAGCGTCTTTATGGCCAGCTCGTTTTGGATACGGCGGGCCCGGCGCTGTTCGCGCACGTTCAGGGCTCGCTCCACTTCGTAGTCGACTTCCGGTTCTGCACCATCAAAATCGGTGCCGGTTTCCGCATTGCCTCCCGCTTGCGCTTTGTAGGCAATATAGGCATGGATACACTTGAGAGGGTCCATACCATTTCGACCTTTGGCCGCTGGCAGAATCCCTTTGTTTATAAGGTTTCGGACTTGTCTGTCCGACTCCAAACCTAGCAGCGTTGCTATCTGCTTTTGGGTAAATTTTGTCTCGGGATTAAACAGCTCGCTCATCTATCACCAACCGGAAACCGGAAACCCAGTTCAAAAAATTTTTTAGACGGGCAAACCCCGCGAGCTTGTTACCCGCAGAGCGGCAAAGGCCAGGAAGGACCCTAGCCAATTTTTCCGCTTTCGTCGGCAGCGGCCTTCACTTCGTCAACTATTTCCTGAGCCACATCGGCCACCGGGCTAGTAACGATGCGGGCTGCGTCGACAGCAACCTCTACGGGAGCCGTAGTAACGCGCAGGGCATCACCGGCCACACTGGTCAGGCTCTTGGTCAGGTCTCCAAGCATGTACACCCCCACAAATGGACAAATAAACAAATAACCGGAAACACATCCGCACAAATAAACGGATGCACATAAGCAGCTGGCCGCTACTGGAGCGGCCAACCTTATGCACACCAACAGAGAAAAAGCTACTTAAACGCCGGTGAATCCCGGGCATTCATCTGTTCATGCTGCTCATTGGTAACGGCAGATGAACCGAAGAAGAAGCCGATGATGCTTGCGATCACAGTACAGCAATTCAATTAATTGAGGAATCTCAAAAACCAGGTATATAT